TATAATCATTAACAAGAAACGGGCGGTTGGGGCTGTTGTTATGATAATTTTTATGAAGTATGGAAAAAAATGCCATGTTAGACTGGTGCCGATTACCGGCTACCGGCCAGTGCCGAAGTTAGGTAACCCCTTTGAGGTACAACTTTGCACGGCCGCCGCCGTGCAAAGTGCCATAAAGTTAAGTACTCTCCTCCAAAAGGGGAGTACTTAACTTCGGCAATTCACGGTAGAAAGACTCAATCATTTTTAGCCTTAGCCTTCTTTTTCCTTATCGTACGCCCTCTATTGTTATTAGTCTTAACTGTAATATCAGCCGATGCTTTTTCTTCTTTTAGTTTAATATCTCCCGCTTCCACAAGTTTCGTATAGATATACAAAATTCCGTCGTCTGTCATAAGTCCGCTTGGGGTCCAAGGACCAGGGACAGTTTCATTAAATTCCGTAATCTGCCATTTTTCCTCATTTTCAACAAATTGTGCTCTATCATAATCAATAATATATAATTTCCCAGTGTCATCTATCATTACATTACCACTATGTAAATCATGGTGAATTATACCAGCGTTATTTAATTTATGTATAGCCGCTTTCAGTTTAGCGACCGAACTGCTTTTAGCTTGAGGGCTTTCCCACACGGTATCCCTCCAGGTTTTTCCATTAATTGTTTCAAATACTTTTACAATCACTGTAAAACCTAACGCATTTTCTGTAACGAAAACATCGTAAATAGCAGGCCCTAGGCCTAATTTATTTGCCTTTTTAGCAATTTTAACAACCTCCTTCACACGTTCTGGCTCTTGATTAATATCAAACTGTTTAATAACTTCTAATTTTATCCCCACGTGTTTAACGCCCGGGGGTATGTTTTTAATACATGTGTCAGACGGAACATTAAATACGCTTCCAAATGCACCTTTGCCAAGCTCACGAGTATTTTTTTTAACCTTTTCTAAACACGCAAAAAACTCGGCAGAAGGCACCCATCTAATACCGCTTTTACGCCAATATACAGGATCTTTTGTTCTTATATTTGAAACAATCTGGCGAATTAAATTTCCAAGAAAACCAACTTCGGCGTCATTTTCAATAAAATGGGGTGGTTCAGATGGAACATATGTCTTAGCAATTTCTACAATACGTTTTTTAAGGTTCGGAATATCTATTAAAACTGCCATGACTTTAATTTATACAAAGGTATTTGATACAGAAACATCATTTAACGGTTTTAGACCAACGGGCATTTCAAACCAGCACTTTCTGAAAGAAATTGTGCCGTGATTTGATATGACTCGTTGGTGACAGTAGCCGGTTTGAAAAACCCGGCGGTGTAAGTATTACGCTATACTTTTCAAGTACAAGTACGGTTCGCCCTTATAGAATCTTGCTCATTGTATTTTGTTAATAACACACGAAGCACTTTCTTTTCTACGGGCAAACCAGTTTGGTAATCAGTCCGTGTTCGCTGAAAATCACGTTTATTCAGTAATAAAAAAATTCATCTCCTACATTCAAGCCATTCTTAAAAATTTCCAGTTTTGGTGCCATTATTTATAAATGGTTTACAAAACCAAAACAAACCCCCAATTCCCGAAATTTTTCCAAAAATTGAATGCTAAATCACCTAAATAAAATTATTAAGGAGCCATAGCTCAGTGGTAGAGTGGTCGATTGCAGCTCGATTGGTCGCTGGTTCAATTCCGGCTGGCTCCTTATGTTTTTTAACCATTATATTTCACCGAGCACCAGTCAAATACACGTCACTTAAAATAAATATTAGATATTATATAGGATGGAACATATCCATATAGTCATATCAGAAATAAACATAGATGATAGACCCGATATAGAAGTAAAATCTGTATTGGAATCAATTATAGAACAAATCATAAATGAATCACCGAAACGCAAGCAAGAGCCTGAAGACGAAAATAGTGTTACAAAAAAAGCAAAAACAAACCTAATTCAGGAGCAATCAAGTTTTTCAATGGGGGTATGTTGTGGTGGATATACAAAAAGGCGAAAGCTTAACCGTAAATCCAAAAAGCCCACAATAAACCGCCCCAGACAGCCACAAATAATCAATAATCATAAAATAATAATGGAAATGGTTTTGAAAAAAGAGGTGGAATTAACCAGTCTATTTAATAATGTAAACCCCTTTGTGCTACGTCTAAACGTCTATAAAAAAGCCCGTGAAATAGTGGAACCAAAATACGATTTTTCTGGAAAAAAATACGCCCTTATTAAAATAATTATCCCAGTTTTGAAACCAGATTTACTAACTTACAAATTAGCATATTATAACATAAGCCCCATAGCCGGCGATTTATTTCACTGGCAGGTAAAGCTAAACGAAATTTCCAGAATAAAAACTCTAGCACAGCTCACCGAATTTAAACCCATTTGTGAAAAACAGTCCTTTTTTCCAAATAAATATTTTATAATCGCATCTAAATTAATATTTAATAAAAACCAGCGTGTGCGATGGCAGTTGAAACGTCTAGTATCGGCCTGGTTAAGACGCAAATCTATAAAACGCATAATAGGCAAAGACAACGATTTAGAAACATTGGAAGCGATTCCTGATAACGAGGAAATCAAAATATTATGTCTGCGCACGCGAAGCACGTATGTTTTTTCTGGAAAAAGCCTAATAAAAGCAATAAACTCCAACCTGGGTTTCCAAATAGCTTCCATAAGCACCATAAAATTACCAACAAACCCCTTTACAAATGAGCCGTTTACATACTGCCAACTTCTACACATATGCTATGAGATAAGCGGTTGGTGCTATAAGCACAAACAGCCATATCCAACTTTATTATCATTTTTTAGAGAAAGTAATTTTAATCCAAATAGAACTCAAAATTTACATTATAATTATTTACAATATAATTCAACACAGGCATATATAATGGGTCAAGAAGGATATAGCGAGTTTTTCTTCGAAAATTTAGAAGTTTTGTTTGACGAATACGGAATTTACTTAAGACCTTATAACAAACATCTTGATTCAGAATTATATAGAGAATGGGGAATTGACGAACCAGATAGTTACTTGTTAAAAAATTGGAAACAGCTAGTATGCGATTACTGGCATTATAAGCAAACAGACCATCTAATCCGCGAACACTGGCGTAGTAAAATGAGTATTTTATATGATATGGAAATATTGTTAAAATCTAGCGAATCGTCATTAAAAAATTATGTCTATATTTAGAATATCGTTATCAATATAATTCAAAAAAAAAATGTATTAATGGAATCAAATAATTATGGTCGTACACACCGTCGCTGGCATATGCGTGGCTTTAAGGCGTTGAAACGACAACCGACTCTGCATCAACAATTGAGGCATTATCGCGAACAGTTCCCAATGGAAGCAAATGGTCTACAACCCCCTTAATAGCAATGTTTGGTTTCAACTGACTATATTCAACAGTGATACGTTCACGACACTGCGGGCAAGCCCTATTTCTTGGCAAAACATTTGCTGCATAAAGTGGAGCAATACATGTTTTACAAAATGTGTGCCCACAAGGCAAGGTAACAGGATCGGAATTTTCTCCTGCCAAGCCCAAATGAACAGTACAGCGTAACTCTTTATAGAACGCCGAATCTACGCTACCTTCTTGAGCCTGAACAGTCTGATAAATTCGCCAGCGTAACGCACCAGAATCACCTGCTTCAGGAACAGTCCTAGTAATTGCCGTTGCCTCTTTTAGCAAAATAATAGCGGGACGCAGTTGTTTAGCAGAGTCTGAACCTCCTTCAATTGCAGCAATCCGCACACAGCCTTGGCGAATAAGCTCAAGGGCAGATGCCATTTCAGATTCAATGTTATCAGAAGATGATACTGTAGTCATTGTATGTGTCTTTAAAAAAAACACAGGTAATAAAATTCCAATTCAATTTTTCATTACTTGTTTACCATGAAGTTCTGAAGTTACAAGGGCGAGCAGGGTTGTTTGATCTGAAAATTTTAAGGTATTTTATAATTTATATTATATAGTTTCTACAAAATATAAGTTGTATAAATGGTATTAAATCAAACAACCCTGTTCGCCCTTGTAAGTCTGGGGTAATTTTAAGGTGGTGGCCGTACGAAGTTGTATCCCCAAAGGAAGTACAACTTCGGGACTTGGCGGTAATGTCTACAGAAAAAGTTGAGTAAAGGCCAGTACTGAAGTTAAGTACACCCAAAGGCTGTACAACTTCGTACGATAGCCACTTTAAAAAGGAACATTATGTACAAAAGGGGCATAGTCTATAAATATATCCTCTCTCCTTTTATTATTTTTCATATCAATAACGGACGGTATTAAATCGGTATTTAATTCAGGTGGATTAGTAAAAAACTTTTTATGTAAATAAGTACACTCAAATACTTCTGGTATTTTAACGCCCTTATGCTCATGTATTTCATTACAATTATTTCCATGAAAATGAACTAGAACATGATTTTTATTTATTTTTTCAAAAACCTCTATTTCATTATCTGAAAAGGGTCGATGAAATTCTATAACCATTTGGTCAAATTTATTAATCTGCTTGTCGCTTAAACTTTTAAACCAAGGAATTTCACTACCTTCAATATCCATTTTAATGAAAATATTTTCGTGTGAATCTATTAAATCATGAAGATTAGAAATTTTTAAAATAGATTTCTTAGAACAAAGTGGCCCATGAGTACCATTTCTTTGACAACTTCTACAACAGTAATTTCCGTCATTGTTTTCAATATCTGGATTTCGTAAATAATTACAACTATTATTTATACATTTTTTTTTAAAATGTTCCAGGCTTTCTGGCGAATTATAAGAGTCAATATTTGTACTCAAAAATGCGATATTGCCAGTTTTTTTAATAGGAAATTTATACACATAACCATCAAAAGCTAAACATTTACAGTTGTATTTCTTCACAAAATCCTCTTCAAAAGAAATATCATCGTAAATACCACCGGAAAGCAATAAATTATAATTTTTATTTGGTACTTTAACTATAACATAACCGCCATCGTAAATTTTACCAAGTCGTAATTTTAGTATAAGGGGATTTATAAACAGTCAATAAAGAAGGGTACATTCATATACATTAGTAAGGAAAAAAGGAAAACCGCAGTTAAGCTAATTAAAAAGTTGTACACACTCCTTTTAGACAAATGCTCATTACCTTCTGTCAACTGAATTTACAAGGACGAGCTGGGTTGTTTGATCTGAAAATTTAAGGTATTTTATAATTTATATTATGTAAAAACTACAAAATATAAGTTGAATAAATGGTATTTAATAAAACAACTATCCGGGCGAGTACAGTTGTTTGATTTAATACCATTTATTCAACTTATATTTTGCAGTTTTTACATAATATAAATTATAAAATACCTC